GCGAATGTATGAAAAAACTAAAAATTTAATCGACAACTGGAATTAATTACCGAATGCGACACCAGCCATACCATTCTTGATACGAAGAATGTTATAGTTGACCGCATAGACACGGTGAAGCTGGTTGCCACCAGTGGGGTTGTTGAGTACGAGCTTCGCATTATCGATGCGGGAGAAGTTAAGGGAGCCAGTGGGCTGCATCTTGCTCATGGTGAGGCAGAAAGGCCACGAGTAGGTGGGAAGATCATTGATGACGTTCTCGGGGAGATCGGTGCAGTGCATCTCGGGAACAACGTCGTGGTGGTAGACGTTGGAGGTGTTCTCAAAGAGAGCTGTACCGTTAATGTAGAGAGACGATGTACTAAAGTTGTATTCGTCCGCCCAGTCCCTACCAGACGCCTCACCAGAAACAAGATGAAGCGATTTGACGGGGTGGTTGAAATAGCTCAGATCAATGTCGGTATCTGTATTAGAAGCGAGTTGATGTTGAGTCTGGGTGATGAGGAGTTCGTGCTCAGTATCAGTGAAATACTTGCGCTCATCAGTGTCAAGGTAGATGTAGTTACCAAAGACCTTGGGTGTAGTGTTAGGGCTGAAACCATCACGACACTTTACACGAATCTCGACGTCATGATACTGAAGCGCAACGAGGGGGAGAGCCTTGGTCCAATCTTCACCAAAGAAAAAGGGAACCATGTAATGATTACCAGTGTGGTTCTCCTTACGGGTGTTGGTGGTCACAGCGAAAGAAGCTTTAGCAGCCGAGTCACGCATGAGTGGGTTGTGAACACCTTGAATGTAGAAGGAATCGAGCTCGGATACCTTCTGACCACCGATCCAAAGGGAAAATGTAGTTGGGTTGGCGGCGTTGTTAGAGAAAAGACCATCAGAGTTTTGTTGAACCTCCGCAATACCATCAGCCTCGATCCAGATGTAGCTCATGAGATCACCCTTGGAGCGAATGGGAATAGTGACCTCGTTGGAATCACCGAAGGTGCCGATGTAATCCATGCGCTCGGGCTTCATGGCGAAGTTGGTGTAGCGCTTGTAGTTCTGACGAAAAAAGCTGACCTGAGGGGAGCCAGTGATGTACACATCCTGAGCACCGACTGACACGAGCTCAATTAAAGCAGCAGACATTTATTAATAAATGATATTAAAATTTTGGCTCAATATAAACATATGGTGGTATTCCAAGCCCTGACTTGGGAAGCTCGTGATGAGGATGATGAACACTTGATCAGTATTTTGGGAAAGACGGAGGATGGAAAGTCTGTGTGTGTCACGACAGTTTTCGAACCCTATTTTTTTGTAAAGTTGCCAAGGGGGACGACTGATCAGGATGTTCGTATACTTTACAATGACCTGAACAAACTTCGACCAGATCATGTGACGAGTTATAGTATCACACGAAAGAAGGACGTTTGGGGTTTTCAAAATAATGAGATGTTTGCATTCATGCGTCTCAATTTCAAAAACCTTGCTGATCGCAGAAAGGTAAATTCTATCTTTGGATACAATAGAGACTTTCAAAAGTACCATGTATACGAAGCGAATCTCGACCCTGTCCTGAGGTTAATGCATCGTACAGGTATTCAGTCAACTGGATGGCTCGATACTGGAAGTGAATGTGTCCGTTCTCATCTCGCAAAAGTTGACATTGATTTATGGTGTAATGATTGGAGGACATTGAAACCTGTGTCTAGGGATGATATTGCTCCATTTGTCGTAGCCTCTATTGATATCGAGTGTAATAGTTCGACTGGTAAGTTTCCAGATGCTGACGTTCCAGGTGATGCGTGTTTCCAGATTGCTCTATCACTTTGTAAATTTGGGAATGACGAACCATATGAGAAGACATGTCTTTGTTACAAAAAAACGGATGGTCCAGACGTGGTAAGTTTCGAGACCGAAAGAGAAATGCTCGAGGCATTTCAAAAATACATTCACGAGAAAGATGTTGACATCATTACGGGGTGGAACATTTTCGGTTTTGATCTTGAGTATATTTTTAAGAGGGCTCATCTGACTGGGTGTCACGAAGAATTTTTCAATCTTGGAAAACTTCATGATCCACCGAGTGAACTTTTATTGAAAAAACTGAGTTCAAGTGCTCTTGGTGACAACTTTCTAAAACTTCTTCCTATGACTGGACGTTTCATTTTCGATATGTTTCATGAAGTGAAAAAGGGATACAAGTTGGACTCGTACAAGCTTAATGAAGTTTCAAAGTTGTATTTGGGGGATCAAAAAATTGACATGCCTGCAAAAGAGATGTTTGCTCGGTACAAAGAGGGTGACTCCAAAAAGTTGGGTGAAGTTGCGGAATATTGTATTAAGGATACTCTTCTCCCCCATAAACTTTTGAAAAAATTGTGTACTCTTCTCAATCTTCTCGAGATGGCTAAGGCAACTTGGGTTCCTTTGTGTTTCCTAGTCGAGCGTGGTCAGCAGATTAAGGTGTTCAGTCAGCTCACCAAGAAGGCGAGGGAGTTGGGCTATATGGTACCGACTATCAAATATGGATCCCTACCTGAAGAACCATACGAAGGTGCGACGGTTCTTGAAGCCCATAAAGGTGCATATTACACACCGATTACAGCCCTAGATTTCGAAGCACTGTATCCATCAATCATGATGGCACACAATCTGTGCTACTCTACACTCGTTATGGATGAGTATCGGTACGGCAATGTTCCTGGTATAACCTATGAATCGTTTAAAATTGGCGATAAAATATATAAATTTGCACAAGGTGTACCCAGTCTTTTACCTGCCATTCTTCTAGAGCTCAAACAATTTCGTAAAAAGGCTAAAAAGGATATGGCCGCTGCGACGGGATCGATGAAAGAAGTATACAATGGTAAGCAATTGGCGTACAAAGTTTCGATGAACTCTGTGTATGGTTTTACTGGTGCGGGTAAGGGTATTCTTCCGTGCGTACCCATCGCCTCTACGACGACATGTAGGGGTCGTGGAATGATCGAAGAGACAAAGAATTATGTAGAGGCGAATTTTCCAGGTTCGAAGGTAAGGTATGGCGACACGGATTCAGTGATGGTTGAGTTTGATGTTGGGGGACGAACGGGTGAAGAAGCTGTCAAATATAGTTGGGAAGTGGGTGAGCGAGCGGCAGAGGAATGTAGCGCACTTTTCAAAAAACCAAACAATTTGGAACTTGAGAAGGTTTACTGGCCATATTTTTTGTATTCCAAAAAACGATATGCCGCTAAGTTGTGGACGAAGGGAAAGGATGACCAGATGCATATGGACTACATAGACATCAAGGGACTCCAGGTTGTTCGTAGAGACAATACTCCACATGTGAGAGAAGTGTGTAAAGAACTTTTGGATGTTGTTCTCGATGCACCAGATACGGGTCCTCCTAAAGAGTTGGCAAAAGAGAGGGCAATCGAACTTCTTTCTGGTGATGTTCCCAATGAGAAGCTTATATTGAGTCAATCACTCTCCGACACTTATAAAATCAAAGGTGAACCCGTTTCCATCACGAGTCCTGAAAGTGTGAATATCAATCAGTCACATGTCCAAGTTGTTGTAAAAATGCGAGAACGCAAACCAGGTTCTGAACCTCAATCTGGTGACCGTGTTCCGTACTTGCTGACAAAAACAGATGATCCAAAAGCAAAAGCTTTTGAAAAGTCTGAAGATCCAAAATTCGTCGAAGAGAACAACATTCCCGTGGATTATCTTTATTATTTTGAGAATAAGTTTCTAAATCCAGTATGTGATCTTCTCGAGCCGTTATTTGAAAATCCAAAACAAGAAATTTTTGGTGAAATTATCGACCAACATAAACCTAAAAAGAAAAAGACTGGTCCAGCTCTGAGTACGATGAAGAAAGATCAACTTATAGATGAATGTAAAAAACTGGGGTTAGATACGTCTGGTAAGGTTGCAGAACTTAGAGAAAGACTTAAAGCTGCGACTCGATCTGAATCCGTTGAAGATATATTTAAAAAATACGAACGTGATACAAATAAGTGATGAGTATGTATGAAAGAATCATGGAGATTTTTGATGATGAAATGAATGAACGTCTCGTAGCGATGATGAATGAGTATGTTGAAATCATATCGAAGAAACATGGAATTGCGATGGATCTTCTATTGAAGGACATTCCAAAGACCTTTTCTGGAACGGTATGTAAGGGGACAAAGAAAAACGACGGGCGACGATGTACATTCAGAGCTGGACGTGATGGTTATTGTAAACATCATCTTACTCAAGCAAACAGACTCAAACACATTTCAATCAGTAGAAGTCATAGTCATACTCACGGACCTGAACAGGGTTTCGTGGAAGGTTGTCCAGGGTGTGCGATTTCAAAGGAGCTTATAGATTTGAATACTATGATTGGTAATGAGCAAATCTGATATCCTACTAATATCCATAAACAATTTTTACAATGAAGAGGAAAACAGAAATAAGTTGATGAATATTCTAGATAAGTCGAGTGGTATTTCACTACGAAACCTTGAATGGTTCATCACAAACTATTCTAAAAAAAATCACACATCGTTTAAGACCCAAGATGGAAAACTTTTCACAGTTCATTGTGCCTACAAGTCGAGTCTTGATGGGTACAGTAAAAAACTTTTCGATCCATTCTGTCGATCTGAAAAGTTTGCATACACAGTTCCTGGAACATCTCATGAAATTCACACGACTCTAGCACAGTTGAATTTCATCAAATGGTGTATCAAGAACAATATCATCGATTATATTAGCACCAACAAATCTTCGCTATTTAGTAAGCAAGAGACATAAATCCTCTATCAAATACAAATGTTTGATATCCCGTATAGTACATGTTCAAAGAGTACGTTTTAGCCGAAATATCCACTTCCGTCGTGTTTAGTTTTACTTCTATGTTCGTTTTATCCGACTGTATCTGACTAAAATCCAAGTTCCCCGATGGTTCCACATTGATCGGATTCATCGAGAAACTATATGTATAGATATTTCGGATAGGTCTCGCCAAACGATTACGATACGGAATGAGATATTTGTAATATTCATGGTTGGTTTTTGTGACATTTGGTAGACGGTTTCCACTGATGTAAAAACTAGCCGAATCCATGATGGGATCGAAAAATGTCGTTTGATCATCGAAGCTCACATTAGATGAAAAATTAAAACGATTTTGGTATAATCTCTGTTCATTTACATCCGATGAACCAATCGCATCACCCTCATTTTCAAAATCTGTGTTTCTCAAAAACCAATGAATGCATTTTACAGGAATATCGGGTACGAGATTATTCACAATTGTGTCGATACCAAGATCACTTACCGTAGTTGGGTGTTTTCTGACGATATCTGTGATTAGAGTTTGTCTTTCACTGGACAAATAGTTTCTTTCTTCGGGACTGACGGTGATCTCTTCGGTCACGAGATTAAACGACTGAAGACTCAATGTACCCGTGAAATTTGTAAAAAATGTCTGTTGGTGAAACTCTAATTCAAACTCTATTTTTTGGCGATGAATAGCACACACGGGAAAGTAAGGTCTGTTTGGTTTGTTCGAAGAATATTCGTCACTCGCATACTTTCTCGAAAAAAAGAAGTGTAATGGGATGACGAGATTCGAACTTGAACGCGCATATTCTTCATCTTTACTCGATTCATCTAGACCCAAATTTCTATTGACAAGAAATCTATTCGCCACCTTTTCGGAAATTTCGAGGTACAACTCATCATATATGATTCCCCAATCATCGTGAATCTTTTCAACTTCGATGTCATCTACAAACATCGTGATGCTCTTGAGAATGTGCCTACCGAGTTGATCGGCATAGTTACCATTTGCTATTCCAGGCATTGTTATACTAAGATACATGTTACTCAAAAGATCACCCATATTTGTGGGATTAAATTGTACCTTTACAGTTTGTCCAAATGGCCATCCAGCGATGGTTCCATTATTCACTACATTTCGAGCTCTGTGATATTTTCTAAAATCGGAATGTCTCTTCGTTTCATAATTAAAAAATGATTCTTCTGGGTCTTTGGAAAGGAGGTGTGTATCCTGCTTTCCAATAGCTTTAAGGGAAATCTTAGCAGCCTCACCCATATCTACTTACTGCTCACATATTTTTAATATCCATTTTCCACATCGTAATATGACTCGTCCTAATCATACGTTCCAAATCAACGTTCGCTTGTTTCGCTTCATCCATGAGTGCTTTAACGCGCTCATCGGTATACTCGACAGTCTTTGTGTTGAGAAGGTAGTCCCAGTTTCCATCAATCTTCGGAAAGATAGATGACATTTCCTTTTCAAGATCCTGCTTCTTCCTCTTGAAGACCACCAACCTTCCTTCAATCACCATAGAAACAAACTTAGACTTGTGCCCACACATCTCCGCTCTCTTTTCAAGGACATCGATGAGATGTGCCTTGCGCTTTTTGTAATGTTCGAGGCGCAACTCTACAAAATCCTTCAGAATTTCCTCAGGACTCGTGTACTTGTAAATACCCTTCGTGGGATGGAATAAGTGCATGTTTGTCGTGTGGAATGTCTTTCTCAACTTGAGATCCTTGATGAGATCTTTGCCAGAATACCCAAAGATTTCAAAGTCCACATCTTCGGTCGTACTGTTGTTCGTAAAACTCGTGATCATCTTCTTATCAACAAGAGTATCAAGATATTCCTTGTAATCTTGAGTCCATCTTCCTGGTGGAAGCTCCGTCACTTTCAGACGAGAACCAGTATCTCTCCACACACCCTCGGTGATCCATAGCCCCGCATCATCTTTGAAAACTTTACCCTTGAAACCCCGAAACCAGGGCTTCATATCCACGAGCGAATCACCTTCGAGAGAACGCTTGATATTCTCCTTGATATCGTCAGGGTTAAATGGAGGGACGTAGCAACTGAAACCCGTACCAATACCTTCAGTACCGTTTACCAAAACCATTGGTAGAGTTGGCATGTAAAAGTCGGGTTCAATGGAACGACCATCATCATCCAAGTAGTTGAGAATGGCATCATCTTTGGGATCGAAGAGCTTTCGAGCCTCCTTGGTAAGCTTCGTAAAGATGTACCTCGTCTGAGACGCATCCTTGCCACCCATGAGGCGTGTACCGAATTGACCACAGGGTTCAAGAAGGTTGATGTTGTTCGAACCCGTATAATCGTTGGCCAACTTGACGATCGTTTCAGCGAGGGAAACTTCGCCATGATGGTAAGCACTCTTTTCAGCCACATATGCCGCCAACTGTGCAACCTTCATCTCATCTTTGAGATTCTTCTGGAAACATGAATACATAACCTTTCGTTGAGAAGGTTTGAGACCATCGGCCACGTGAGCAATCGAGCGCTTCAAATCAGCAAGACTGAAATTTACCAAGTCTTTGTGTACAAAATCAGTGATGTTCAGTTGCTTCACATCGCCATATGGAATTTCAAGTTGGTTAGCTTCTTTAGCTGTGCTTTCGAGAAGCCATGTCTTCCTGGCATCCGCCTTCTTCTTGTCAAAGGCAAGAATGATAGAGTCATCAGTCATTGTGTCCGCATCGAACTTCACAGTGAGATCTTGAATCTTCTTGAAGTATTCACGGGCTTCAGTACTCGTCGAAGTACCCAAACCCTTGTAGTACTTGATCTTCCACCCAGATTTACCCGAACCATACCAAGTTCGGAATGCAGAGTCAGTGTAGAAAGATTTGGTATCCGAACCTTTGGTCGCCTTGATGATTGGTGTTACCATACTCACGACAAAGTTCATCTTAAGAAGACTCGGCCAAAAGTAATGAATCATATTGAGGATGAGACCCTTGATGTGGCTTCCATCGTTATCTGCGTCTGTCATAATCATGAGACGACCGTAACGAAGTTCGGAAACATCTTTGTACTCCTTCCCTTGCTGAAGTCCCAAAATCTTCTTGAGATCATTGAACTCCTGATTAGATGTCAACTGTGCAACTGAAGAGTCCCTCACATTTTTACACTTACCACGGAGTGGAAATACCCCATAATGATCTCTACCCACGACGGAGAGACCAGCGACAGCGAGAGTTTTCGCCGAGTCACCTTCTGTCACGATGAGTGTACACTTTCCAGAATGTGCCGTACCAGCTTTGTTCGCATCGTCCAATTTGGGGATACCAGTGATCTTAGACTTTCGAGCTCCATCAGTCTTTTTGAGTTCTTTCATCTCCTTGAACTTCGAAAGTGCTGTGAGTTCATCTGCAATACCAGTTTTTAAAACATTCTTGACAAAGTTTTTAGGTGGTTCAAACTTGGAGCCGAAATCTTGAGCTTTTAGGGTACACTCAGACTTGACCTGACTCGAAAATGTTGGGTTCTCGAGGGTTGCCTTCACGAAGATGGTGAACGTGTTCTTGACTTGCTGAGGCTTCAACTTGATTTTCTTGGCCATATCATCGATGATACCACTGGCAATGTGATTGGCGACATGGTCAATATGTGTACCACCTTTGGTCGTACAAATTCCATTAACAAATGAAACTTGTTCGAGACCATTTTCTGATGGCCCGATACACACTGACCAACGATCCCCATTGAAAGAGGCAATATCTTTGATTCCCTCATGCATCTTGGCGTATGCCTCAAAGTTTTGTTTGGGAAGAATTTCACCATTGAACTTCACTTTGCAATTTGAGGTGGTACAAATGTTCGCATCCCAAACTCGCTTTTGGAAGATACTGTAGATGGCATCGTCCATTTTGGACATTCCAAAGCGTTTCCATTCGGGTGTGAAGGTGATAGAGACGGATGACGTGCTACCCGAATGTTTTTTGATTTTTGGTGGGTCACAGACAGTCATATTTTTTGACCATTTTTGTGTGTACGTTTGCTTTGTTTCGTGATCCTTGATGATGATCGAAAAGTCACTCGAATAAATATTCGCCAACTTGGCACCATATCCGTTACGACCACCGACGATCCTCTTTTGAGAGTCATCATAATTGGTACTGGTGAGAAGGTGACCGAATACAAGTTCGGGATTCCAGAGACCTTCCTTTTCGTGCATTTTTACAGAAATCCCACCGAGAGGACCGTTATTCTCGATAGTGACGGAACCAGTCTCCTTATCGATGGCAACAGAGATTGAAGAGACATTCTTTGGGTGTAGGGAGTTACGATCGATAGCGTTGACGAGGATCTCATCAAAAATTTTCAAGAGCGCTGGGGAGTACTTCAGGTTCTTCTTGGTGAAGGTAGAACCATCGAGGATCCAATAGGGTTCAGAACCCTGTTCAACTGGACCGACGTATGAGTCAGGTCTCTTGAGAATGTGTTCGATGTGGGTGAGCTTTTGGACGCTCTCCATACTTTCTTGATTTTATTACAATTCAAAGCTCTAACTTAGGTTTTCATACCAAGTTATATAACTCTCATGTTCATTTGTTTCGTCGAATAATTTAAATAACTGTTTGGTTTGATTACCAAACGTATGTAGGTGTTCCCACGCTTCTTTTGTTGAACTCTCACAAAGTGTGGTATCTTCATCAAGCTTTTCATTGTTAAACTTGGAAAGAATTTTCAGGTCAGTTTTTACATCACCCGTAAGCACATCTGGTAATATTTCGTGATATTGTTTTAAGTCTTCCAATTTAAACTTCTTTGAAAGGTCAAAATTACTTTTATATTTATGAATAATTTCCATTTTTTTATTTTTGTTGATATTTGGATTTAATATGATATTTTTCTGGAATAATTCCACAAAAATAAATGGGATCGTAGCACCATACATAGAC